ACTTTAGGACTTAATCTAATTTGTGATATTGCTAGTGAATGTTGTTGACCACCTATAAATTCTAAATGTCCGTTAGAAGGATTACTTGGATTAATTATTTCTTCACCATACGAATCAGGTGTTTTTAAAAATAAAACAGATGAAAGACCTACTAAACTATTTTTACTTGCATGAAAATGACAAGGATTATATTCGTTAGCATACATATCATTTATCCAACAGTTATCTAAAACTAGTTGATGTGTTTGTGATAATACTGAGCCTGACCTTTTCATATATTCTTGAAAACACATTTGAAAAGTACCTTTTATCTGGTCAGTTAATAAATGATTAACTAGTTTTTCTTTTTTAATTTTACCTGCAAGTTGAGTACTCCAGTCTACTGTTGTTGCTTCTTTTTCATCAAAGACATTATTAATATCATCAATAAATTGTTTAGGCATTTCAAGTTTAAGCACTATTTCACCTAGTGTTAATACCTCTGTTTTTACTCCTTCACTCATACATTTAGTTTCCTTTTCAATGTCATTTTATATTTTGTTAAGTTATAATTTAAAAATGGTTTATATCGTATCATTCTATCGTATAACTTTGGCCATAATACCTTTTCACTTATATTTTTATTTAGTTGCTTTGTAAAAGATAATATATCATCTAATATTAAAACAGTTTCAAAATTTATTCTCTTTGATAAAAACATCTTTAAAATGGGTGGGTGTTGATTATTTACTGACATGAATAAATCGTCAAACTTATAATCCCTTTCAAGTATGTAATCAATATCTTGTTCATAATAATAATGTAACGCCTCTATCTTTTTTGACCATTGTTTATAATGGTCGTCACCAGTTTTGCCAATGATGTCACCAACCCATAAATTAGTATTAGAAACAAAATTACTAACGAAGTAATCAACAATAGTGTTATTATTGTAAGATTTAGAAAGCTTATGAAAGAAATAGCGATCCCTTCTTTTAGTAAAGGTTTCCAATCTTGCAGTTGTTCTACCGTTGTGTTTATGAAAGTCGTAAGATTGGTTTTTACTTGTGAAGTGGAGTTTGATTGCCAAATAGATTTTATATACTTCAAAACCATTCACTTTATCCTTCTAGTACTCCTACAATCCATAGTGTTGCAAATACTACTAATGCTATTTCTGCCCCTGTCATATATTATCTCCTTATATTGGTAACTTTGCTGTCTTTTCTTTTAACATATTCAAGCCTTGTGCCTCAAATGCTATCTTCTCTTTTAATGTTTTATTGATTAATCCTTTTGTACTGCTTGGATCTATACCATTTTCTGAACAGTATTGTATCACAGCATCCATGTAAGACATTCTTTTATTCTTAACCATATTTTCAATCAGTAAAGCAAATTTGTTAGGTGTTATAATCATTGTTCTATTATACTATAATTTAAATTTTCTGTCAAGCTCTGAAAGTGTCATATACTCTAAATTATCACAATCTTCCCATTCTTCTACTCTAATATTAATCGCTTCATCTTCAGGATTAACTTTGTAAAATTTTATATCTTTAAATTTTTTAAATGTATTTTTATGTTGTAATATCCAGTTATATGTTTCATCTGGATTGTCAGGTCTTGCATAATCAGCATTCTTTTCAGCATAACAATTAGTGCCTGCATATACATTATTTATCTTATTATCTTTAGAATATAAGTCATGACCAATAATATATATTTCTTTTGCACCTATTTCACATGAAAGATGAATAGACCTTGAACCTGTTGCATAAGCAAAACCATCTACATCTGGTTCTATATCATAGACATGGTCTTTATCTGCTACACCTGTGATATAAGTTATACCTAGATTATGACCTGGTGTTAATGTAAACACACCATCAGCACCATGATAAACAACTTGTTCACTATCATTCCAAACAATGTCAGTTTTATCTGCCATAGTTTTTAACATTTCTTTTGCAACAAATATCGGAACAGGTGTCCAATATCCTAGATAACATACATTATCAAAGACATAACCTGACCTGTAAACTTCATGTCCTATTCTTGAATCTAAAGCAACAAGTATATCGGGTGTAAAATCACGATAAATCGCATTACACCCGATTACTGTACCCTTCTTTTTAAATTTGTCAACATCTAATCCTTTTCTTGAATTACCATTGCCAAAACAAAAATGTACATCTTGAAATAAGGACATTATTTCAAATCATTCTTTCTAATTGTAGGATTATAGATTTCTCTTGCGGCGTCTGAACCAGACATATAACCGATTGCATAAGCACATAAAACTAGTATGCCTATGGGTAGTAAGATTTCAAATACTTCAAACATAACATAATCTCCTTTTGTTAGGTTGGGGACGAGGCAGGTTACGCTGCCTCTTCGTAACTTAATCCCCTATGGTACGGTCTACTGGACTTGAACCAGTACGCCTTGTGGGCATCCGAAGATGTGTCTACCTTTTCACCAAGACCGCATTGGTGCCAGTTTCTGTTGCAAGGTACTGGCAAACCCCTAGCAACCTAGGCTGCTAATGCAAAGTTATTTTCGTTTGCGTTTATTAAATTTTAAGTCTTTCGACTATCTCTCTCCAATACGATTTCTAATAGCTGTCGATCCTATTTCGCCCCCTTAAAGGTCTATCTAGGATTGGTGGAGGCGCTGGGTATTGCACCCAGGTCCATACTATTTACTCTCATTATCTTCAACGAAAGATTCATTAACGATATCAAGTAGAGCATCAACATCAAACTCCCACTTCATACCATAACCCATTAAGCAAGTTTCACCATTTTGTAAAACTGTTAAAAACATTGAACCTGAATCTGTTTCTTTGCTATACCAAAAAGATACCCATGCTATACTAGATGTATCTGGATCACCTTTTGATGTTACATTTGCCCATGCTATTGGTTTTTGTTTAAATGTATTCGTTGCATAACCATATACTACATTTGCTTCACCACAAAATATTGGTGACATTACTTGTTTCATAGCATCTGGTGGAAATACAGGATGCTCAGTTGATTGTGCTGCATTTAGTACGGCATATACGATACCAAGAAATAATAATACTGATAATATTCCTACTATATTTTTAATTAATTGTTTCATTAAAATCCTTAATTGCCATTTCTAGTAAAGGTAAATAATCTTTTTTATCTTTGACAAAAGTTTGAACAGCACCATCTTCGGTTACAATTAGGATTACAACTTGATCTATTGCTTGTGAAAGTCTTTCTTCATACATTTCACAATAGGCAGAACCTTGTATAAAATAGTTCTCAACCCATTCTTCTTTTTTTTCTTTAGTCGAAGTCTTAAAATCTATTACAGATAATTTGCCTTTATATTCGGCAATACAATCTACACGACCTGCAACACCTAATCTATCGCTGTACAAACCGCCTTCTTGTATTCTAATATTATTTATATTATCTAATTCAGGTTTTAGTATTGTAAACAATGCGACAGGTAGCACATCTTGTTTTGATAGTTCTTCATTATTTAAATAGTTTTCAACTAGTGTGTGTACAGCAGTACCTCTACTTGCTGCTTGCCTCATTATTTGATTTGCAACATCATTACCTACTGACTTACGCCATTTAAGTATACCTTCTTTACTTCTGCCAGATAAAACAGTTGTAATAGATGGATATTTGTTACCTTCAGGTGTAACATAAAATCTTTTACCTTCAATATTTTGAGTTGATATTTCAGGTAGTTCGTTATTTAGTTTTACATGGTCAAAAGATTTCATGTTAAACCTGTCTTTTAAAAAAGTATTCATTTGATTCATAATATAATTATAACAGTTTACTTATGGTTTGTCAAGCATCATCCTTTATCTTATAACGATCATTAGTAATTGATACAATTTTAATTGACTCATATTTACCTGGCACCATTTCTGTTAGATTACCCTCTTTATCTTTAAATGCTATAACCATGTCTTTTTTAATTTCATCCCAATTTGAATCCGCATAGACATCGGCCACCACTTTTACTTGGTATAACTCCATAGATTATCCTCTTGTTATTGCTACTATCTTTTTAAGTTGTGCTTCGATTACTTCTGCTCTGTTTGGCCAGTGTATGTACGCCTCTGGTGACTTTGCCAACTTAACTAGTAAGGGTATAATTAATTTTTCTAATTGTTGAAACTTTTCCTTACTCTCTTTGCCAAGATTATCTTTTCGTAAATCGTACTCATCATCCATTTGTTTCTTAGCAATTTCTAATTCTGTTTCATTTTTATTTGTGATTTCACTCTTTGCTGAATTTACAGCAGAATATATTTTATCTAATTTAATTTCTAGTGATTTTACAATATCGCTAGAAATGGCTTTAGCAGTTCCTTCAGCAGTTTGTTTAACTACTGTTTCTGTTTCTTTGCTTTGTGTTTGTGATGGTTTTTCTTTGACCGAAGTAAAACCCCAATCGCCACCACCATCAAAACCATCTAAAAAATCAAAATCTGCCATACTACTATTTATCTTCCACCACCCTTAATTATCCTATTTCTATGCTTTTTTCTTATCTTTTCAATTTGTGTGTCTTTTACTGATCTTTTGCCATATCTTCTTGCAAGAGGACTTTCAGGATGTGCTTCTGATACTTTAGACAAAACTTCTTTAAACCCACTATCAGTATGACTATCAACTGAACCAACACTTGATACAATATTCATTTGTGTAGGTGGTAATATTTCAATGTGCTTTTTCTTTATATGATTTTCCATTTCAGAAATAGACATCAGTTCTTCGTATTCAGTTTTTGTTTTGTTATTATAAAATCTATATGTTGGCATTATTCATGTTCTCCTCCTGGATCATTTTTAGGTAGTGGTACTTTATATACTGTGCCATCTTTACCTCTATACATTACTGAACCTCTTGCACGGCCCATAGAATGATAACCTTCTTTAAATCTATACATTCTCTCTGTTGAAACAAA